TTAAAACAATTAATCAGGCGATTTAAAGTATGATACAGGTATAACTTGTCACTATCTTTATCTTTAATCTCAAGCCCGTATATTTGCGTCAAATCTTGGTAATAGCATTTTTCAATTTCAGCAGCAAAGGACTCAGCGTCCACCACTGTCAGACCGAGTGCTATTTTCTGTATACGCATCACTCTTTATTGTAGCTTCTAATCTGGATTGTTCAAGTAGTTTCTTTAGTAAAGCATCAGGCGCTCTACCTATTCTACAGTTAATAATACCATTGTAAAACCCTTCTTTAAGAAGCACATCATTATCAAATTGTTTTTTAGCTTCATAGTAAGCCAGCTCAAACTTACTATCACAAAGCCATACTATTTCAAACGTAAATTTGTCTTTACCTATAGCCTGGATATCAGCGTTTAAGTCATTAGACGAAGACATATAGGTCTTCCAATCAGTCTCAATATCAAAATGGCGTTTATTCTTTTTACCCTTTAATGGTTTAAGCTTTTTAACAGACTTCATCTGTTTCTTACCAATATACCGCTTTTTATTTACAGTATTAGTAATAACGTAAATAAAACCGTAAGGTAAATTACCTTCTTCAATAGTAAGCTTAGTAGTCCAGTGGCCGAGATCCATTAACCCTACTTATTACATGCCTGGAGGTGTTCTACGGATAACCTTACCCTTTTTAAAACCTGGTGGTTTAAACTTAGATCCAGGAGGGGTAAACTTGTTTTTTTGTTTAGAGCCAAATAAGTTCCGGGCATCTCCTGGAGCGTAAAAGTCCCCACTTTGCCCTATCTGAAAAGCATGAGCTTGACCTGCACCAAAAGCACCTGCAGAAGTGTTACCCATATCTTCAAGTAAAGCGAGTATTCTTTTATCAAAATTTTTCATGTTGAATATTATCTAAAGTATACTATACTTACGGTGTTAATTATGGAACTACCAGATTACGATACATTATTTATTAATTACCAGACTGAAATACTGGGAGATATTAAAGTGGATGAGCTATCTTTAAAGGATAAAGCCATGCTCGTGCCTGTAATTAAGCACAAGTGGGTCGCTCGTTTAATGACGCATAAAGATCAGATACGTAGACTGATTAACGCTAAGAAAGCAGCAATTAAAAAGTGTACTGCAGATGTACCGGTTGCATTGAGTAAGCAAGCTCTAGAACAGTCCGCATTAAATGATCCCACTGTAGCTAAGCTTGATGAAAGTATTGAAAAGCTTAAAATTATTATCGAATACCTGGAGAAAGTAGAAAAACTTACGGGCTCGTTAACCTTCGATTGCAAAAACGTAATTGACTTACAGAAACTTGAAACCACGTAATGAAGGTAAGCTTTGAATATGATTCTAAGAGAAAAGAGGTAAAGATAGTCTCAGACTACCTCAACAATATTAAAGAGCGGTTCTCTGTAAAGAATCCCGGGGCTCGGTTTAATCGTTACTCGCGTTTTATGCCCCAACGCATTTATGCTATAACCCCGCAAGGGTATTGCGGTATTGGCTTGGTACCAGAAATTGTTAAGTTTCTTAATAGTCAAACTATACCGTTTGAAATAACGATGAACAATGAGCTGATTTCAGCACTTGAGCAATTACGCTTTCAGGTATTAAATAAAGAGGTACTTAAGAGTGAGTATGCCTTGAGAGACTATCAAGAAGAAGCTGTCAATAAAGCTTTAACATTTGGTCACGGTATAATCGAGCTTGCTACCGGTGGCGGTAAGACATTTATTATTGCAAATCTCGTTTACACTGCTACTCAAGTAATGAGTAATAAGGAGCGAGTATTAATTGTAGTACCTGACATTGGTCTTGTTGAGCAGACCTATAAAGATTTTATTAGTTACAACTATCCGATGGATACCGTAACTAAGTGGTCAGGTAATAATGAGATTGATACTAATGCCCAGGTTATTATAGCCAATATGGGTATTTTGCAAAGCGAGAAATCAGATCTGAGTTGGTTTAAAGAAGTCGGTATGCTAATTGTAGACGAATGTCATAAGCTTCGTAGAGGTAACAAAGTTAATAAACTTATTGATAAAATACCTACTTTAAGACGTTTTGGCTTTACAGGCACTTTACCGGAAAGCGATATTGATACCTGGAACATTAATAACTTTATCGGCCCGGTTATTTTTAAAAGAACTACTACCAATTTAAGAGAAGCTGCTGGGGGAGAGTACATAGCTAATGCCCAGGCCCTTGCAGTACACTTAGAGTACGGTATTAAACCTGACTATACTGCAGTTGCAGCATCTCAACGCTATTTAACAGAATTAGACTTTATACATAATAACAAGTTTCGGTATATGGTTATAAAGAACATAGTTAATAAGCTTAAGAACAACTGTCTTATTCTTGTGGACCATATTATTCATGGAGATAATATGTTTAAAGAGTTATCTGCATTAAGTGATAAGCAAGTATATTTTATACAAGGAAGTGTTGAGGTAGAAGAACGTAGAAAGATACAGCAACTAATGGAGACCAATAACGATGTTGTATGTATTGCAATAAGCAAGATATTCTCTACTGGCATTTCTATAAAAAACATACATTATATTATGTTTGCAGCAGGTGGTAAGTCTAAGATTAAAACTTTACAGTCTATCGGTCGTGGTCTACGTGTTCATGAGAACAAGGATGTACTCACTATAATCGACCTGGTAGATGAATTAATTTATGGCGGAAAACACTTCGACAAACGCAAAGAATTCTATGACCTTGAAAAAATCCAAGTCAGCGACAAGACCATCACCGAAACCTAAGGAGCCTAAAGCCCCTAAAGTTCTAAGCGCCTCTGCTAAGGCTAAAAAGGTATACTATGTAAGTCCAGCAGACTTTACTGCCGAGCTTAAGAAGTACTATGAGACTGATGTCATTACTAATGAACTTGCCCTTATGATTAAAAATATTGCATACGGCTTAGCACATGCATCTAATTTTATTAATTATACCTTTAAAGAAGACGCCATTGGTGATTCTTTGATTAACATGTTTAACGCACTTAAACAAAAGAAGTACCGCTTTGATAGAGGCAATAATCCTTTTTCATACTTTAACTCGATCTCTTTTAATTGTTGGCGTAGTCGTATTAAAAAAGAAAAGCGTATGAGAGATACGCTTGCAGCTTATCAAGAAGAAGTATATAGTGTTATTGGGCCAGGGGTTGGAGTTGAAGACCCTGTGAATCCGGCTGTTACATACAAAAGCAATGAAAATTATTAATTCAGAAGTAGGGATCTTTTCAGATCCACATTACGGAGTACATCGTAATAGTGAAACTTGGCATAAAATTGCACTTGAACATGCTAAGTGGGCTGCTGAACAATTTCGCCAAAGAGGCATTAAAGATATAATTATACCCGGAGACATATTCCATGATCGAAACGATATTGCTGTTAATACTCTTCATAATACTACCGATATTTTTGATTGTCTGCGCGAGTTTAATATTATCATTACTGTGGGCAATCATGACGCTTTTTATAAAGATAAGTCTGATATTAATTCAATTTCTATTCTCAGAGGCTGGTCTAATATTAGTGTTGTTGACACTCTTATGGTGGTTGACACGCAAGGCAAAAAAATAGCTTTCTGCCCGTGGGGTCAAGATGTAGAAGCAGTTCCAAAATGTGATATTATTTTTGGTCATTTTGAAATTAATAGCTTTAAGATGAACAGCTTTAAGATCTGTACTAACGGACTCAAGGCCTCTGACTTAACAAGTCGCGCACCTCTCACTATTACCGGACACTTTCATCACCGAGAAGAAAGAAAGTACGACGATGGTACTATTCTTTATGTAGGGTGTCCGTACCAGCAAGATTGGGGTGACTATGGTACCACTAAAGGCTTATACATATTAGATCTAGATACTCTTAAATACGAGTTTATCGAGAATATTATATCCCCGCGTTATAATAAAATTAGATATTCTGATATTGCTAACGGCACTTATACTGCTGAATCTCTTCGAGGGTTTATTAAAGGCAATATAGTTAAGTTTTTTATTGACAAACAGCTAGAACCTAACGTAGTTGACTCAATTATTAGGAAGCTTGTCTCTATTAAGCCAGCTGAATTTACAATAGAGTATGACTACACAGAGTTATCTAAAATAAATGCTGAAGAAGCTAATTCTAAAGATTTTAATGTTAGTGTAGAGAATTCTATATCTGAATTTATTGATTTACTTGATGTTAAGTATAAGGATAAAGTAAAGACTTACGTAACTGAGTTATACCACAAATCTACAAACGCATGAAAATTGGAGCTGCTATAATTGCCTGTGATCGGGTTGAATACACTAAACAATGTGTTGCTAGCCTTATGGCTAATAAAGGACCTCTTGATGAGATTGTTCTGATTAATGATGGTCTTAAATTACCAGAAGGAATTATACCAGAAGGTATTCATGTAATCGAAAACAGACCACCTTATCAAACGGTAGGTAAAGCTAAGAATAAAGCTCTTAAATATCTTATAAATGCAGGCTGTGACCATATTTTCTTAATTGAAAATGATATCATTATTAAATCTTCTGATGTATGGAAGAAATATATTGATGCTGCTCAAGGGTCTGGTATTACGCATTTGAATTTTGGTTATCATGGCCCGGCTAACAGAACACCAGACTACAAGAAACCTAACCCTAGATATATTGTAGAGTATCCAAACAATATTAAAATAGCTTTAAATGCTCATAGTGTTGGTGCATTTTCGTATTTTAATCCTATCTATATTAAAAAAGCCGGGGTACATGATGAATACTTTAAGAATGCCTGGGAGCATGTAGAACTTTGTCAACGCGGTATTAAAGCTAATTTGTTACCAGCGTTCTGGTGGTTTCCAGATGTTGAAGGTAGCGATGAGCTGTTAACGGAGATTCCAGGCTCTATTCAGAACAGTTCTATTACTCATACCGAGACTTGGACTACTAATATGAAGAAAGGTGCAGATTATTATAGAAAGCAACATGGCGTATCTGCTATAGAAAATCCTGATACACCCTTAGACGTAGTACTTTCAAGACTTAAAGGCATTTATTTAACTTGTAAAGGGGTATGATTACGTTTTCCAAATTAGGTCGTCATGGTAACCTAGGAAACTCAATGTTTCAGCTGGCTGCTACTGTAGGGGCAGCTATTAAGAAAGGTTATGAGGTAAAATTACCACGTCATGAGACTTATTTTGATATACACTATAACTGTAACAACGTATCTATTTTTGACGGTTTTGATGTAGATATACCTGTTTTAGCCCCAGAGGATCTAAAAAAAATAAAATATATTCACGAAGAGCCTCATTTTCATTATAGTTCTAGTATAGATAATATACAAGACAATACAGATTTAACTGGTTACTATCAATCTGAACGTTACTTTAAGCATGCAAGTAAACAAATAAGAGACATATTTAAATTTAAGCAGCAACATGTTAACTCTAGTAACGATCTTTTTGGTTATCTGGAAATAGACCCCCAAGAGACAACCTCTTTACATATACGCAGAGGGGACTTCGTTAATAAGCAGCAGTTTCACCCTTTGCAATCATCTCAATACTTTTTTGAAGCTACTGTATCAGCGCGCTTAAAAAACGTTCTTGTCTTTTCAGATGATATACAATGGTGTAAAGATAATATAAAGAGTAAGAATGTATATTATTCAGATTTAACTTCATGCTTTTCAGATATGAAAGCAATGTCAATGTGCCGGAACAATATTATCGTTAACAGTACGTTTGGGTGGTGGGGTGCATGGTTAAATGAGCATCCCAATAAGATTGTAATTGCCCCTAAGGTGTGGTTCGGCCCAGGCAACGCACATTTAAATTCTTCTGATGTTATACCTTCAGATTGGATAAAATTATGAAAGAAATACATATAAGAGATTCCTCTTTTGCGCATTGCGTATATAGCAATAACCCGATGCCACCTAAAACGTTTTCAAAACATATTAAATGGAATAGAGAATCAGGAGACCCTAAGAATACCGTATACACTGACTACCATGTACAAGAGTGTGACGGGGGTATTGGCTGGTTGTTAGAACCACGCGAGTTAATCCCTCACGTTTATAACTATGTAGAGCAAAATACTCACAAATTTAGAGAGATATGGTCCCACGATACAAAGTTTATTGAAAAGGTTAACGGTACGTTTGTACCGTTTGGTGGTTGCTGGATTGACGAGCAAGACTACGCAATACACCCTAAGTGTAAAAACTTTTCTATTATAGCATCAGGTAAGAGACAATTACCTGGTCATTTGTTGAGGCATCAAATCATACAAGCTGGTGGTTCAAACATTGATGTACTTGGTAACGGGTATAGACCTATTAAAGATAAGATTGAAGGATTGAAAGACTATAGATATCATTTTGCTATAGAGAATTGCAAGAAAGACGTATGGTTTACCGAAAAGCTTATTGATTGCCTGGTTACTGGTACTATCCCGGTATACTGGGGGTGTCCTTCTATTTCTGCTTACTTTAACGATGAGGGGTTTATTATTTTTAATGACCTTGTGGAATTAAAAGATAAACTTAAATTATGCACCCCTGAGTACTACGAAAGCAAGTTACCGGTTATTAGAGAGAATCTTGAATTAGCAAAAAAATACCTTTTATCGGAAAATTGGATACACGAACATGAACTTTATATCTCACAGAGGTAATTTAACCGGTAAAGGGGACCGGGAAAATCACCCCGATCAAATCAAACTTTGTGTAGACCAAGGTTATGAGGTAGAGATAGACGTATGGGCTATAAATGATAAGTTTTTTCTAGGTCATGATAACGCTCAATATCCTATTGACTTTATGTTTCTATGCAACACTCCAGGGCTCTGGATACATTGTAAAAACATTGAAGCATTAAGAATTTGCAAGTTGCCATACTACAATTTAAACTGCTTTTCAATAGACAAAGACGATTTTGTAGTTACCACCCGTGGTAATATATGGTTGAGTCCTACTTATCAAGAATTTTATAAACAATCTATATGTGTTATGCCAGAGGATACGCGTTGGCACTTTTCTAAAGAACAATTAGCAGATTTTGATGGAATTTGTTCAGATAACATATATCATTATAAGAATTATGTTACTAATCTTAGACGTAGACGGGGTACTCACGAACGGAAAGAAGTATTATGATAGTACCGGTAAAGCGGTATTAAAATCTTTTAATGACCGAGACTTTACAGCTATTAAAAAATTTAGAGCTACAGGGTGGAATGTTGTATTCCTTTCAGGGGATCCTAATATTAACCAAAAGGTAGCTGAAAACCGCAACATACCGTTTTATACTAACCGTAAAGACGGGGTAATGAGTAATAAGGCTACGTTCATTACTCAATTCGAAAAAGAGTATAACGTCACCACTCAAGAAATGGTTTACGTTGGGGATGATATATTTGATATCGGCATTATGAATTTAGTTAAATATAAATTTTGCCCGCAGGATTCACCTCGGGAAGTACGTAACGTATCTGACATCCGTATATTACGTAGCAAAAGCGGTGAAAATTGTTTAACTGAACTATACGAGCACCTTTTTTATATGAAGCTAGTTAAAAGTGTAACCGTAGAGGAGGTCGAAGCACTTGATCGTAATGAAAAGTTTTGATATAGCAATTTACGGTCATTTAAGCTATGACAACATTTACGAAGGTTTTAATTATAAGTCTTCGGTAGGATGTATGGGTAATGTCTGGAATCAGCTCAAGATAATAAATCCAGATCTTAAAGTAAAGCTTGAGCCTACTGACATTGGTGAGTCATTGATCTTAGCAGACGTAGAACAGTGCAAAAGAACGAGTGTATCCCGTTTATCACTTAAAACTCAAGCACCTTCTATACATGATAGTAAAGTTAGTCACGTAATGTATATTAACGAACTATCCGATACTAGCTTTATTAAAGATCTTAAGGGTTTTGTTACTGCAGATGTGTGTAACGGCAAGTCTTTAAACTTAAACGATAAAAACTTACAATATATTGATCTTTTATTAATCTCAGATGAAGATATGTTCGTGGACATTGCCACGCTTTGTAGTGTCATTCGAGGCTCGGTATTAATGCATTATCCTACCGGTAGCACGCTTTACAAGCAAGATTTGCATTTTACTAAACAAAACGCTACGCTTGTATCCGGAATAAACGTATTAGGTGCTGGAGACAAACTTGCTGCTTATATACTTGCAGGATTACTTGATAGTACCAACGCTCTTCCTAAAGTAATACAGCACGCTCACAGCGCACTTACCAATTACTATATAAATGAAAAAATATAATCTTTTAGTACCACTTGCCGGTCGAGGTCAACGCTTTGTAGATGAAGGCTTTGTTGTTCCGAAGTATATGATTACTGCTTATGATAAGCACCTTATTGACTGGGCGTTAAGTTCTATTGATATATCTGAATGTAATCTTATATTTTGTTTAAGACAAGACCATATTAATAATTTCGGAGTTGATGAAATATTTCGTAAAAAGTTTGGTAATGATATTAAAATTGTAGTAATAGATCGCATCACAGACGGTAGTGTATCTACTTGCTTATTAGCTAAAGAATACATCGATAATGAACTACCACTATACATTTACACTGTAGATGTGCACTTTGGTCCTAAATTTAAACCAGCTGAAATGGTTAATGATGGGCTCATTCTTACATTCAAGAGTAATAATCCGGCATATAGCTACGTTAAGCTTAACGAGGAAGGATATGCTTTGCTTGCTGCTGAAAAAGAGGTAGTGAGCAGTAATGCCTGTGTTGGGGTGTACGGCTTTAAAAGTGGTAGTAAGTTTGTAGAATACGCCGAGTCAATGATTATGCACAATATGCGTACTCGTAACGAGTTTTACATTACCCCTATGTATAACTTAATGATTGAAGATGGTCTTAAGATCTCTATCAAAGAAGTAGATGAGATGTACATTATGGGTACCCCAGAAGAATATAAGTTTTTTACTACTCGAGTGTTAAATCAATTCGGTAAAGGTAAAGTGGCTCTTGCGTGCGATCATAGCGGCTACGAATTAAAAGAGCAGTGCAAAAAAATACTTGAAAGACATGGCGTGGAATACGTAGACTTAGGTTGTTTCACTAAAAAAGATTGCGATCAATTTGATTACATCTCTCAAGCTGTGCAGTTTATTAAAAACGGTACTTGTACTCACGGTATTGGTTTTTGCTGTACCGGTCAAGCAGTCAATATTGCGGCTAATAAGACTGACGGTATTAGATCGGCTTTAATTTACGATGCATATAGTGCTGAATACTCAATTAAGCACAATTGCTGTAATTTCTTTGCAATACCCGCTCGTATCACTACCCCGGAGATATTAGGCACTTATATCTACACATTTTTAAACACTCGCTTTGAAGGTGGTCGTCATTGTGCGCGAATTCAAAAGATAGAAGGCAGCTATGGACGTTTATAATATTAAAGACTTTAAAGCCGGTTGGTTTATCGGGGACTTTACCCCGTCTGTGTTTAAGAACTGCTTTTTTGAAGTAGCACATCATCAGCATAAAGCCGGTTACACTGGCCCTCTACACACGCATTTTATAGCTACAGAGGTAACCTATATAGTAAAAGGCTCTCTAGTAGCCTCAGATAAGAAACTATCTACAGGGGACATGTTCGTATATCACCCTAAAGAGGTTGCTGAGGTTACCTTTCTTGAAGATACCGATTTAATTGTTATAAAATGGCCATCAGTACCGAGCGATAAATATAATCTCGAATGAAAAAAGCTATTTCATTTTCTGGACAAAGCCGTTTCGTACTGGAAGGGCTTGAATCTCTCCGTAAAAATTTACGTAACTTCGAAGATTACGATATTTTTATACATACCTGGAAAGGTCCATTAAACAAGGACTGTTATTTGTATGAACCTAAGGCTATAATTATAGAAGAACAAAAGCCTGTAGTGCCTTTAAGCGTAAAAGAATACTCTCAAGCCGTATTTGTACACTTTAGTATGTTTTATACAATGAAAGAGAGCCTCAAGCTTTTATCCGAGTATGAACAGGCTAATAATTTTAAATACGATTTAGTAGTAAGAACTCGGTTTGATATAGGCTTAGAATCTAAAATTGATTTGGAAAACTTTGACCTCAAAGAAGGAGTCTACTCTCCAGATGTATGTGCTAACCCTGAAGTAATATCGGACTGGTTTAATTTCTCAACCTCGGATAATATAAAGCTATATTCTGAAATATACCACAATATTACCGATTACTTTAAACAAGGAGTAATGATTACTTCAGGGGAGGAGCTAATTACTCATATGCTTAAAACAAAACATATACCCATTAAAAAGATACCCTGCGAATTGTATCTACTAAGAGATCGCAAATTACACTCGCAACTCTCGACTTATTGGAAATATGCACAATAATATTTTAGTTACTGGCGGAACTAGTATGACAGGTAAACACTTAAAAACATACCTACCTGTTGCTCATTATTTAAGTAGTAAGGATTGTGATCTTAGAGACCCTCATGCAGTAGATTTACTCTTTAAAAGAGGCAAATATGATACTGTAATACATCTTGCCGCTAAAGTAGGTGGTATATTAGATAACATTAATAACCCTGTACAATTTTTTGAAGAAAATATATACATTAATACTAATGTATTGAAGTCTGCACACGCTCATGGAGTTACTAGATTTTTAGGGGTTTTAAGTACTTGTATATATCCTGATCAACTTGCAGAAGAAGCATACCCAATGGCCGAGTCAAGACTACATGAAGGGGCGCCTACCCCTACAAATTTTGCTTATGGTTATGCAAAGCGTTGTTTAGGTGTTCAGATTGATACATACAACGCTCAATATCATACAAAATATAACTATCTTATACCGTGTAACATGTATTCAGAGCATGATCACTTTGTTGGTAACAAATCTCATTATGTAAGCAGTTTAATACATAAGATTGCTACGGCTAAGAAAAAAGGCAAAGATTCTATAACCTTGTATGGTACTGGTAAGCCTTTAAGACAATTTATGTACGCAAAAGATTTTGCAAAAGTTATATTTCGTACTATAATGAGTGACATAACAAAAAACTTTAATGTAGCTCCAGACGAGACGTATAGTATAAAGGAAATAGCTGAAATTGCTCTAAAAGCTTGTAATGCAACGGATTTAAAGATAATGTGGGATGCTTCTAAACCTGACGGCCAGTTTAGAAAAGACGTTAGTACTACTGAGTTTAGAAACCTATTTCCAGAGTTTAAATATACTAGTCTCGAAAATGGCATTTATACAACATACGATAAATACTTGAATGAGATGGAATCTTAATGAGTCTAATTTTACTTTCTTAGATAGGTTAAAACTATGCAAATTTTTTCTTAATGAAAAAAACTTCTGGACCATGGCTGATCAGGTCCAGAAGTATGAAGAAACCATGGCTAAATTTGTAGGTAGCAAATATGCAGTATTTGTTTCAAGCGGGTCTACTGCTAATACTATGTTAGCAATGTACTTAAAAGATACTTCTAAGAACAATGTTATAGTAGTTCCTTCTACTACTTGGATCACTTCAGTTTCACCTTTTATTAGAGAAGGCTTTAAACCTCATTTTATTGACGTTAATACTCAAGACCTATCTATGGATCTTAACAAACTTGAGGATTACCTTAAATCTAGTTCTGACAAAATCGCATGTATCTTTATTACAAGTCTTTTAGGGTTTGTACCAGACATGGACAAAATAAAACAAATTGCATCCACTTATAAGGTAAGGGTCATGTTTGATAATTGTGAAAATACGCTTGGATCTCATAAAGGTAAAAATGTTTCATCTTTCTTTACTTCTACTACAAGTACGTATTTTGGTCATCAATTGCAAAGCGTAGAGGGTGGGTTTATCTTTACTAATGATCAATTTGAGTATGAATACTATTTAATGGCTCGTAACCACGGCATGGTTCGTAGTTTGCCCACAGCTGCAAAAATAAAATACGCTAATTCTGATGTTGATAGTCGCTTTGACTTTTATCAGCTCGGTAGCAACTTCAGAAACACCAATATTAACGCTTTTATTGGTTTATTAGACTTTAAAAGAGTCGACATGTATATTAGTAAACGTCAAGAGCTCTATCGTCTACTGGTTACTCAGCTTAAAAGTCGTACTATAAGATTACTTAAAATGAAACAATTAAACAACGGGGATAATAGTGCCGACGTACCGTTCTGTATACCTTTATTGTTTAAAGACAAGGACGCATTAGAACAAACTAAATATTTTTGTGCATCTAATAATATAGAGTACCGACCAATTATTTCAGGTAATCTTTTACGTCAAACTTGTCTTAACGGCTACTCTAGCCCCGCATTTTATCCTAATAGTGAATACTTACACGATTTCGGAATGTACGTAGGCTTACATAGTAGAATTACGAAAGCGCATATTAATAAACTCGCAAACTTTTTGAATCAGTTTAATTAATAAAAATGAATCTTAAAGACATTACTTTTACTATACCTGTCAGAATTGATTCACCTGACCGATATCAAAATCTTATCTGTATTATTAATCATTTGTTAGCGTTTGATACCAATATCATTATATATGAAAACGGGCCCGATGTCGGTCATATTAAATATGACCATAAGGACGTAAAAATTATTTCTGAAAAAGAAAGTGGTCCTTTTCATCGCACTAGATACCTCAATAAAATGGCTCGTTTAACCACGACTAAGTTTATTGCTAATTATGATTGTGATGTTATGTTTCCTCATAAGCAAATAACTAAAGCGTATAGTATTTTGCAAAATAATGAAGCTGATATGGTGTATCCGTATGATGGGCTTTTTGTTAATATACCACGCAGCCTTTTATTAACAGCAGGTACCGAAGTACACGAACAAGCTAGTGTGAATACTCTCAATCCAGATAATTATCCTAATTTTGGTAAAAACTCTATGGGTGGCGCGTTGTTTTTAAATAGACAAGCATTTTTAGATAGCGGGATGGAGAACGAGTATTTTATCTCTTGGGGTGCAGAAGACTGGGAACGCTTTAGACGGTTTGTTAAATTAGGTTACCGTGTAGGGCGCGTCAAGGGACCGCTTTTTCATATTGACCATGCACGTAAACAAGATAGTAATGAAAGCAATCCATACTACCAGAAAAACGTTGTTGAGTATCAAAAAGTGGATACTATGTCAGCGGATCAATTGAGAGAATACGTTAAAACTTGGCCTTGGCTTTCTCTGTAAAGTAGCTATAATAACCGAATGCGGTATGTACACTTTAAGCATATAAAGGTATCTAATTTCTTGTCTATTGGCAAGAAACCGGTTGAGGTATTCTTTAAACCTGGCTTAAACATTATTACAGGTAAGAATTACGATAAAGCTGATAGAGCTAACGGGGTAGGTAAGTCTACTATTGCAGATGCAGTACACTTTGCGTTATATGGATCCACTATTCGAGATCTCAAGAAGGAAAATATTGTTAACGATCAAGCACCTGATAGTCTTTGCGAAGTAGAGTTAGAATTCGACTACCAACAGAACGAACAAGTAAACAAGTGTAAGATCGTAAGAACCCTTAACCCTACTAAGTGTTATTTGTTTATAAACGGGGAAGATGTTACCCGTTCTGGAGTACCTCAAACTACAGAGTATATCGTAGATATTATTAAGACCTCTTCTGAAGTGTTTCAGAATAGTATTATTATGACTATTAATAATACGATACCGTTCATGGCTCAAAAGAAGGTCGAGAAGCGTAAGTTTATTGAAGGTATTCTAGGGCTTGAAGTGTTTGGCAATATGCTACTTCAGGCACGTTCTGATTTTAACGATGTTAAGAGAAGTATCGATATTGAAAATACTAAGCATGTAGAAGTAGAACGCTCTTTAACTGAAGCTGCTAAACAACAAGAGAATTACGAGGCTAATAAAAAGAAAAGGCTCGATACTCTAGTTAACCGTCAGAATAATAATATTCAAGAACTTGCGTTACTTAATGAAAAGCTCGGTAAGCTTGAGTCGGTTGATATAGCTGCGCAAGCTAAAGTCGAAGAAGATCTGAAGCTCTTAAAAGATGCAGAAAAGGCTTACGATAAGAAAGTAGCTGCAATCAACAAGCTTATCACTGAAGCAGAAGCACACATTAAGTTTAATACAGATCGTGTTAAGAAGCTCAAGAAAGTCGACAGTAAGTGTCAACATTGCGGTAAAGATCTCGCAGAAGCTGCTAATACCCAGTACGAAAAAGATAAAGATGATTGTAGTCAAGAAGTTTATAACTACACTGAAGTAGTTACAAGAGAGAAGCCTCGTCTTGCAGAAGCACAAAAGAACTTAGACAAGCTTGAAAAGTCTATACCTGATATGGAGCGCAAGTTAAACAACTTTGCTATTCGTAAAAAGGAAGTAGAGAATATCAACTCTCGTACCAAGCAACTTAACGATTGGCAGAACCAATTGGTTATCGATATTGATCAGCTTAATAAAGACTCTAACGACTTTCAAGATACAATTAATGGTATTTTAGTTCGTCAGAAAGAGATTAAAGAAGCTATTCTTGCTTTACAGGAAAGAATGGATATTATTGAGAATGCTAAGTTTATTACTTCAGAAGAAGGTGTAAAGTCGTTTATTGTGAAAAAGATACTACAGGTTCTTAATACACGACTTGCTCAATACCTGCGCAGACTCGAGAGTAATAGTAATGTTGTATTTAACGAGTTCTTTGATGAAACCATTACTAATGAAAGAGGTAAAGAGTGTAGTTACTTTAACTTCTCTGGTGCTGAACGTAAAGCTATTGACTTGGCGATGTTATTTACTTTTCAGGACATTCGTAGAGCACAAGCTGATGTTTGGCTCAATTTAAGTATGTTTGATGAGTTATTTGATTCGTCTTTAGATGAGAAAGGTATTGAGTTAGTACTTGATATTCTAAGAGAAAGGGTAGATAACTATAATGAGTCTATCTATATTATCTCGCACCGTAAAGAAAGTAAAAAATACTGTACAAGCGGCGAGATAGTATACCTTGAAAAGAAAAACGGTATAACTACAAGAACTACAAATTATGACATTTCCTAATAACGCTGGAGTGATCGGAGCTCCTCAACTTCCTTTTGGAGCACCTGTTATGGGTAGTCCTTTAAACGCTCAGCAGGCACCTGCACCATCTCACGGTGGGATGCCGAATGGTATGCCTCGCGCGGTAAGCTTTGCAGCTGATCATCAAGGATGTGGTTTTTGGAGAATGCACTGGCCTGAGACAGTGATTAACGGTCAACAGCTTGGAATTATTAATAACAATAATTTTATGATCTTACAAGAGAACTTCTACCAAGGTATCAAGAGTGTGAGAATACAAAGACAAGTAACACCCTCTCAGCTACAATTCGTAAAAGCTTTAAGAAGTATGTCTGATAGGACAAACAACTTTAAAATTTATTATGATATTGATGATGTAATTTTCCCTGAAGATATTCCTGTATATAATAAAGCTCGGGAAGCGTTTATTGATCCAATTATTAGTAATACTGCAGTAGAAATTATGAGACTGTGTGATGGTATCACCACACCTACTTCGTATATGTCGAGTTATTATCAGGAAAAGACCGGGGTGAAGGGCATAGTACTTCCAAACTATATGCCTAAGTTTTGGATTGATCGTTTTTATAGTAAGACAAAGATTGCTGAAAACTATGAACTCTTTAAGCGGCGCCCAAGAGTAGGCTACATTGGAAGCCCTACCCACTTTAACGTGGGTGAAGTTCCAGGAGCCCGAGATGATTTTGCTGATATTTGCGGTACTATTATTAAGACTGTCAAAACTTTTAAATGGGTTGTTATGGGTGGTTGCCCGGTAGAATTAGCTCATTTAGTAAGAAGCGGAGATATTGAATACGTACCATGGACTAGAATTTGGGACTATCCGGCTACATACAGTAGTCTCAATCTTAATGTGGTTATTGCACCATTACAGAACAACAAGTTTAATCTGGCTAAAGCCCCTATCAAGTACCTAGAAGCGGGTGCATTAGGTCTACCTTGTATATGTCAAGACTTAGAACCATACAAAATGGCACCTCTACGCTTTAACACTTCTGATGAAATGGTAGACCTTATCAAGAAAATTCTTGTTGATAGAAAACGTTACCTTACCGAATCAGATAGTGCCCGTAAGGTTGCAACCAAATGGTGGCTTGAGGATAATATTAAGGCGTTTACAGACCTATATTTTTCTTGATAATACGTTAAAATAGTACACAATAACACTGTGTACCGTAATATCTATTATAGCCCTCGAGATAGCGTCTGTCAGCTCTTTACTTGGGATGAGCAGGGTAATCGTGTCATTAAGAAGATGCCTTACCAGCCGTATTTTTATATCGAGACTAATTCTGATACGGCTGATGCGTTGTCTATCTTTAATACTAAGTTAAAGAAGAAGGTATTCAGAAGTAACTTTGACCGTAATAAAGCTGCTCAAGACGGAGCAATCAAACGACTCTATCATAACATTCAAGTAGAGCAGCAATTTCTCATCGAGCAATTCAAAGACGTTTACGATAAACCTGAGTTTTCTAATAACCCTCTTAAGGTATGCTTTCTTGATATCGAGGTGTATTCGCCAGATGAGTTCCCGGAAGCTAAAGACGCTAAGCACCCGATTAATTTAATCACTGTATATGATAACTTGTCTGAGACGTTTTATACTTTCGGCGCTAAACCTTACACTCCTACTCGTAAGAACGTAGTTTATACTGAATGTACAAGTGAGCATGACTTACTTGAGAGGTTCTTAGAGTTTTGGGAGAAGGATTATTACCCAGATATTCTTTCGGGGTGGAATACGGACTTTTTCGACTTCCCCTATCTTATTAACCGTATTAATAGTCTTTTAGGGGAAGATGCTGCAAAACGCTTATCTCCAGTAAAAAGTTTGTGGTGCCGTAAAGGTATCTTCGTTAAAGGGCAGGAATTGGATCGCTGGTATATACATGGTATATCTGCAATGGATTACATGGAAGTGTATAGAGGTTTTGCACGCGGACTACTTGAATCGTATGCTCTTAACTTTGTTGCCCAGCATGAACTCGGAGAAGGTAAACTAGCTATTAATGCTACTAATTTAGCAGATCTATCTAAGACTGATTGGGATAACTTTGTTAACTACAACATTCAAGACGTTGATCTGTTAGTGAGAATGGAGAAGAAACTTCAATTCTTTAAGATTATCCGTATGTTGGCCTATAAAGGTTTAACCAGCTTTGAAGCTGCGCTTGGTAAGGTATCTATTGTTACTGGATGTGTAGCTCTAGAAGCCTACAAGCACGGTATGGTTATACCTACTTTCGTAGAAGGACCTACTCGAGAAGCTATTGAAGGTGGATACGTTAGAGATCCCGAAAGAGGTCTTCAAACCTCGGTTGTAAGTTATGACGCTAACTCACTATACCCTAATACTATTATTACCCTGAATATATCCCCGGAGACAAAGGTTGGTAAGATAGTTGCTAAGGATGATGAGAGTATCACTATACGTCTAACTAGTAACAAGGATTTTAAGCTCTCTAACGAGAAGTTTGTTCAGTTTATGCAAGCTGAGAAGCTCGCTATATCCAAAGCTAACGTACTCTATACTCAAAAGAAGCAAGGCGTGGTACCTTCACTTATTGACGGCCTGTATAAAGAGCGTGTAATAAACAAGAACATATACGTAGACTTAAAGAAAAAGTTAAGTAAGTTAACAGTAGATACTGATGAATACAAAACGTGTAAGTCGACTATGGAACGAGCAGACACCATACAACACGTCATCAAGATTCTACTCAATTCTATCTACGGGGTTTTTGCTAATAAGTTTAGCCCTATTTGTGATAGTGATCATGCCGGTAGTATTACTCTCACTGGTCAAGCAGTTGTTAAGCAAGCCAGTGAAATTATCGACCGATATGCGAGGGAGAAGTATGGTTATGAAGGTAAGTCGCTCACTGTTTATGGCGATACTGATAGCACTCATATCAGCATTCAGCCTCTACTGGATAAAAAGAAGTTAGAAATCTTTACAGACGGTAAAGTTAATAAAGACGGCCTTGAGCTTATTGACGATGAAATTGGAGTCTATCTCAACGATAAGATTAAAGAATGGGCTAAAGATAAGCTAAATTCTGTTGACCCTCGGTATTACTTTAAAAGAGAATCTATTTGTGATGTAGCGGTGTATCTTGAAAAGAAACGCTATATTATTCACGTTATTAACGATGAAGGCGCTGATGTATGTAAGTTTAAATATGTCGGGGTTGAAATTGCACGCTCCACTACCCCTAAGAAAGCTAAAGAGCTTATTAAAAAGGTAATTGAGAGTAGTTTGCTGGTACAAGATCAAAATAAAGCTAATGCTATCTATAGAGACGTTTATGACACATTTAAAAAGATGCCTATTGATGATGTCGCCATCAGAGGCGGCTTGAGCGATATTGAAAAGCACCAGGTAAGAGCAGACGGCTTCAAAATTGCTAAAGGTACCCCGAATCATGTTAAAGGTGCTATCTGGTACAACCAATTGCTCAAGCATCGTAACTTAGAAACCAAATACGAAAAGATCACCTCTGGTGGTAAGGTTAAAAAGATTTATATTGCTCCGAACAAGTACAATATTGATACTCTTTGTTTCCCAGTAAGCTTCCCTCCTGAATTTAGTGATTTTGAAGTTGATTATGAAGAGATGTTTGATACAATTATCAAGCCACCTGTAATAGCAGTATACAACGCTCTTAACTGGCAATTACCACAAGTAAACAACGAAGCACAAACCGATCTATTTGACTTATTTACATGATTAAATTATCACACGAATCGCCCTTGAGTATGCTCGAGATCTCTCGTACCTATAATGATTACGACTACGCTCTTGTACATTTGTTCGAAACTCATCCGCAATACTTTAAGTTCTTTGAAGAGAGCTTAGAGCAGGGCCGTAAAGTGTTACTAGATAATTCTATTTTTGAGCTTGGTACTGCTTTTGATTCAGAACGTTACGCATATTGGATTAATAAACTCTTACCTACCGAATATATTATTCCAGATGTATTAGAGGATTGCAATGGTACGATTAAATCTGCTGAGAACTGGAATTTTAAACTAGACTGGAATAACGTACCTCACACCCAGAGTAGAATGATCGGGGTAGTACAGGGTAAAAATTACGGGGAGTTAGTTAAATGTTATATCCATATGGATCAAGTAATGAACGTGGATAAACTCGCTATTTCATTTGATTACTCTTATTACCGAGAAGTATTTCCTCATCCTAACAAGTGGGTATCGTTTATGATGGGCCGAGTAATGACTCTTAATCGTTTAATGAATGATGGTATTATTAATAAGAGTAAGCCTCATCATCTTCTTGGTTGTGCGCATCCTAGAGAGTTCAGTTTTTATCAAGGGCCTGAGTTCAGCTGGATTGACTCTTTGGACACCTCTTCACCTATCGTACATGGTATTAAGAAAGTTGCTTACTCTGATAAAATCGGTACTTGGAATAAAGAGAGTACTAAACTGGTTGACCTACTTGATTCGGTACCAGATGCTGTTCAAGAGAAATGCATTGCAGATAACCTTGCTGCTTTCCGTAGCTACGTGAATGGATGAATTAACTGACATAGATGCAATCACTCACAATCTTTCAATAAATCATCCAAATTTACTTGAAGGCGGGGTAACCGTTACGGATTACTACTTTATTGATTGCACCAAAAACGAGATACTACCAGTATCGAAATTCGAAGCAGTTAAAGCTTACATAATAGCTGCAAAAATTACCAACTTTGCTATGGTAATTTCCTTTAGTAATAATATAATAGGTTACCGCCTAAACGTATGAAACGTGAATTTGTCTGGAATGCTTTATTTTCGCAATCTGGTTCTGAGATTTATGAAATCTCTCAACAGATCGGCAGGCTCCCGAATGCAATTATTACTAATAAGCCTTTAGAGAAGATTGATACGATCAATCCAAAGCTGCTAGAAATTGCGTTTGATCGTATGGTTTTTCTACCACGAGTACCGACTGTAGAAGAGTATTATACGGTATTTAAACCACCTGGCGCGTTTATTACGTTACACGGTTACCTCAGAATACTTCCACCAGAAGTTTGTTTTCGTTATACCATTTATAATGGACACCCAGGGTTAATAACCAAGTATCCGGAATTAAAAGGTAAAGACCCACAAGCTAAGGTATGGAACTCTGATATTAACTACAAGTATCACGGTCATGTAATTCATAAAGTTGTAGCTGAAGTGGATGCTGGAGATGTGGTCTCATCCGCTTATGTCATGAACGAAGATATTAAGTCTACCTATGTAAGCGGTTTATGGGGTTATATGGACCACCTTCACGAAATCTCTATTAAGAATTGGGTAGCCTTTTTGAAAAAGAAAGATATACTTAACACATCATTTTATGGACAAAAACTATAAAGTAGCTATTTGTGGTGCACATTCACAGGGTAAGACTACTCTTGTTAATGCGCTTAAACAAGTTTCATACCTATCAAGTGAGTTAAAATTCTCATATAACACTAATCTAACTCGTAATATTAGTAAGCTACTGCCTATTAATGAAGCTGGTAACTCTGCTTCTCAGTATCTTATTATGTCTAGACATTTAGAGTATGCTTTAACTCCGGGACGGGTTATTTTGGATCGAGCTGCTTTAGATGGTATTGCATATACTCATTACTTTTACGAAAAAGGCACAGTAGATAAGGCAATTATGGAGTCTACTGAAAAGGTATACGAGTTGTGCTTACCGTTTTATAATAAGATATTCTATGTAGCGCCAGAACTTCCGTTGAAGGAAGACGGTCAGCGTAGTGTTAATAAAGAGTTTTTCGATGGAGTAGTTGCACAGTTTAACTTTTATATTAATCACTTCAGCGTCAGTAAAAATATTATATTTCTTACTGGGTCAGTTGAAGAACGAGTTGCTACAGTAATTAACGAAATTAAAAAAGATTTTAACGAATGAATTATAAAATGAGCTATAACACAAACAATATCGATAAAGTACTTGGTCAAAGAGTTGATTCTCCAGATAGGTACTCCCCTAGTATTCTTGTACGTGAAGAACGTCAACGTAACCGTACGTACCTTGGTTTGCAAAACGAATCACTTCCTTTTGTGGGTTATGATATCTGGAACGGCTATGAATGTAGTTCAATAACAGATTCTGGTCTACCCGTGTCTTTTGTTGCTAAAGTAGTTTATTCTGCTTCTAACCCATACATCGTAGAGTCTAAGTCAATGAAGCTTTACTGGAACGGTTTTAACATGCAGCCATCCGGTAGAACCCCTAAAGAAGTGCTTAAGAATGTCAAAGCTACTGCTGAAAAAGATCTTTCTGCATTGCTTGAGACTCCAGTTAAAGTAGAGTTTTACACACAACAACTTAAAGGAGATTACTTAAAGGAAAACGAATGGTTTAATAGCTACGGCGGCTGGGATGTTCTTGAAGATATTCCTGAAGTAAAGAAAATGAAATTTACTGTATTTAACGAGTCTGCTGATTTATTAAAGTTAGACGGAAAAGTTGATATAGATTGGGTTGAAGCACGTTACATGAGTACCCTTCTTCGTTCTAACTGTAAGATTACTAAGCAGCCAGACTCTGGGGATATTTTTATTGCCTACCGTAGCAAAAAAGCGGTCACTAAAGCTTCATTACTTGAATGGATTGTTTCGTTCCGTAATGAATGTCATTTTCACGAAGAAATCTGTGAAGCTGCTTATAAACGTCTTTGGGACTTTTTGCAACCAGAAGATTTACTTGTAACTTGTTTTTACGCTCGTCGTGGTGGTTGGGATATCGTACCTACACGCGCTTCTAGTAAGAAACTATTAGATATAGATCTTATTAATCCAAAGTCTCCTTACTTTAAGTTCCCCCGTCAATAAGCTTGATTAAAAACAATAACAATATAATATAACTATATGAACTCAAAAATCATCGTATTCCTCGATAACATTCAACGCACCATCGTTGCTACACTCGTATCTGAAAACAAAGATACTATCACTGTAACTAAACCAGCTATCCTTAATGTGTCTCCGACTAATGAAAAGAAACTTCAAGTTCAACTCTATCCTCTTATGTTTAGAGAGTTTCTTAAAGATCGTGACGTGTTCCCAACATGGTCCTACGCTAGACAATCTGTAGCACTAGCTACCGATTGCGAACTTGAGCCAAACTTGATCGCTCAATACACTGAAATGTTTAAAGCCGCAAATGCATCCCCAGCTCCAACGATTAAGTTGTTTGATGCTGATGACGCCAAGTAATATATGGCTCGTAAACCTTCCACCGGTAATAACAATACCGAGACGAAAGCTTCGTCTCTCAAAGATATATTTGATGCAGTAGATGCACTTAATGCAGATGCATCACTGCTTTCAGATGAAAACTCGCTCTCTATTGTAGGAGACTGGATTGATACTGGTTCGTATGCTCTTAATGCTATCTTCTCTGGATCCCTTTATAAAGGCATTCCTGTTGGCCGCATTACTGGTTTCACCGGGCCTTCGGGCGC